TATGGAAAGCTCCAACAGGACTTTGGGACTACTTAAAGGACGCTACGTTGATCGCAGCTCACAACGGAATATCATTCGACTTTCCGATCTTAAACAGGCTCTGGAAGACCAAGATTGGACTGAGGCAAGCATACGACACACTCGTAGTGTCAAGACTACTAGAGCCAACGAAAGAGAACGGTCACAGCTTGGACGCTTGGGGCAAGACTCTAGGGGTAGCAAAGCTGGACTACAAAGCAACGTGGCAATGGATGATGAACAGACGGGAAGAATATAATGGGGAATGTTTTGATGCGCCTATTGATGTTCTTCTTGAGTATTATTGCGTACGTGATGTTAGCGTTCTACGGACTCTATTTACTCATCTTGAAACTTGCATTGAAGATAAAGGCTTCTCTCAAGAAAGTGTGGGATTGGAACATCAAGTTGCTTCCATAATCAACAAGCAAGAGAAGAACGGTTTCAAGCTCGACGTAGTTCACGCTACTTGCCTACTATCTGAACTCAAGGGGAAGATGAGTGCCATCAATGACAACATGCAAGCTCTCTATCCACCATATGAGGTTGAACGTATCTCTGAAAAGACAGGGAAGGTTCTCAAGCCTGAAGTGGTGGTATTCAATCCTGCATCTAGACAACAAATAGCGGAGAAGCTCATTGGCCTTGGATGGAAACCTAAGAAGTTCACCGAGCCTACTGAGAACTACCCTCAAGGGCAAGCTATCGTAGATGAATCTGTGTTGATGTCTTTGAAGTATCCGCTCGCTCAGTTAATTGCTGAGTACATGATGCTAGGGAAGCGTATCGCTCAGATTGAATCTTGGTTAGAAGTCGTAGGTAAGGACGGAAGGGTTCACGGTAGAGTCATCACTAATGGAGCTGTAACAGGCCGTATGACTCACATGAAGCCTAACATGGCACAGATTCCTAACTCAGGATCACCCTATGGCCCTGAATGTCGTCAGTGCTGGACGGTTGAGGAAGGTAACGTCCTAGTTGGATGTGACGCTAGTGGCCTAGAGCTTCGTATGTTAGCTCATTACATGAAGGATGAAGATTATGTCAGAACAGTCTGTGAGGGGTCGTCTAAAGAGGGCACGGATGTCCACACGGTTAATCAGAAGGCCGCTGGCTTACAAACTAGGGATCAAGCGAAGACGTTCATCTACGCCTTTCTCTATGGGGCTGGCCCATCGAAGATTGGCTCGATTGTCGGTGGTAATAGTAATACTGGACAAAGACTCATCAATGCCTTTCTTAAAGGGACTCCCGCGCTCCAGCGTCTACGTGATAAAGTATCCCTATATGCGTCCGAGGGCTATGTACCGGGGCTTGATGGTCGTAAGATATGGGTTCGCTCTGAACATGCGGCAGTCAATAGCTTACTTCAAGGCGCAGGTGCAATCGTCATGAAGAAGGCTTTGTGTATCTTATCGGATACAATTAAGGCTCATGGGTGGGACGCTAAGTTCGTAGCTAATGTCCACGATGAATTTCAGATTGAATGCAGGGAAGACATAGCTGACTTAGTTGGCAAAGCTGGCGTACAAGCTATCAAAGAAGCAGGGTTAGCGTATAATCTACGATGCCCTCTCGATGGGGAATACAAGATTGGTTTAAATTGGAGAATGACCCATTGATCGATAAGAACGATAAACTGAAATCTCAGATCATGGTGAACATAGGTGAGGATTCCTTCACTTTATTGCACAGCAGTGATCTAGATCTTCTTGAGGTATACTTGGTGCTCTCAGCAGCCCTTGCGTACATCGAGGATGAAGCGGAAAGCATCTCTCGTAATGAGGGAAGCTATTTACAGTAAACTTTCAAAGGAATTGAAATGAGTGATTTGAAACCAGTAAAAATTAACGGTGAATTGTTTTGGTCTAAGTGGATGGCTGAGTTCAACACAGCATTCAACGAAGACAACGATCGCTACGAGTGCACCATCGGTAACATCAGCGATGATGATGCAGCGAAGCTCACAGGCTTAGGCATCAAAGTCAAGAACAAAGAGTCAATGGGTAACTTCATCGTCGCTAAGAGCAAGTACTTGTTCAACCCTACAGATGACACCATGAAAGAGGTAGACGTTAAAGCTCTCGGTAACGGCTCCAAGTGCGTAGCAGTTCTCACAGCGTACACGCATCGTATGTCAGCGAAACACGGTAATGCACCGACGATCAAGAAGTTGATGGTGACTGAGGTAGTGACGTACACACCTACAGAGGCTACAGTCGAAGAAGATGACGACGCCCTCTGATAAACCTAAGTTAGCCATCATCGACGCAGACATCATAACCTATCGTGTTGGGTTTGCGTCTGAGGACGTTGATGAGGCTATCTGTTTGGCTCGTGTGAGTGCTCTCGTGCATGAGATTGTTTACCAGAACTTAGAGTGTGACGACTACAAAGCGTACATCACAGGTCGTAGTAACTTTCGCAATGAGATAGCAGTCACTGAGCCTTACAAAGGGAACAGGAAGGATGCTAAGAAGCCAGTGCATTACCAAGCTATCCGTAACCATCTCCAGCGCCTCGGTGCGGAACTGGTAGAGGGACAGGAAGCTGACGATGCGGTGGCTATTGAGGCTACAGCTACAGGGGGATGGATTGTCTCCATTGACAAAGACCTAGATCAAGTCGCTGGTTGGCATTACAACTTTGTGAAGCATGAGGAATACTACGTTACTGAGGAGCAAGGTCTTCGTAACTTATTCACTCAGGTGCTCACAGGGGATCGTATTGACAACATCATTGGCTTGAAAGGCATAGGGCCTAAGAAGGCTGAGAAGCTTCTCAAGGACTGTACAACCGCAAAGGAATACTATGACGTTTGTCTCAAAGCTTACAATGGTAATCAACTTCGTGTCGATGAAAACTTAATGTTATTATGGTTACGAAGAACACCAAACCAAACGTGCCCTCATCTTTCTATCTTGTTGGGTGTCAATGGACAGTCAAGTACGTAGAGGACTTGAGTGAGTACGGTAAATGTGATTGTGCTACATTTGTCATTTATCTTCGCTCAGGTATGAACAAGAACTTCACCGAACAAACATTCTGCCATGAACTCGTCCACGCTATTATGTTCGCTATGGGACATACTAACCACGATGAGATCTTCGTAGATGCCTTCGGTGCTCTACTACACCAGTACGAACGGACTAGGCTAAATGGTAACTCGTAAGACAACAAGCACTGTAAGGGCTAATGCGATCAGGCATGGGTGGCGTAGCGGCTTAGAGGAGAAGGTCGCTAATGCTCTCACTGAGGCGGGGATTCCTTTCACGTATGAGCAAACCAAAGTTAAGTACATCAAGCCAGCGAGTGAACACCAGTACACACCTGACTTCGTACTTGACAACGGTATCATCATCGAGACTAAAGGACTATTCACAGCGATTGATCGTCAGAAGCACATGCTAGTGAAGCGACAGCATCCTCACTTGGATATTCGTTTTGTCTTCTCCAACAGCAAGGCTAGACTGAGTAAGTCATCGAGGACAACATATGGTATGTGGTGCGTCAAGAACGGCTACATGTACGCTGACAAGATGATTCCTGAGGATTGGATCAAAGAACGTAGAAGGAGTATTTACAATGGAAGTAAAATTACGCAAGGAGCATGAAGATGGTAGCGCCACTTATACGTTCGACATGAACGATGAGGAACGACTAGCCCTTCTGCACTTAGGTATCATTACAGCTCTTGAGCGAGGTATTGAAGGAGCTAAGAAGTACCGTGACGATGAGGACTACGACAGTGAGGTCATTGATGACGGAACTTGAGCAATACTTTCACAACATCAACAATCAACCTATAAAGGAACAAACCATGTTTGATCAGTTTAAAATTGCTGTAGCGAATGCACAGAATAACTTCATGTCCCTATGGACTAAACCTGTAGTGTTCGTTGAGGAAGAACCGACGGTCATGGATGATGACTATTGGGCTTTTGAGATGGTGACACATGAGTGGATTGATGAATGCGATGAAGTGCATCCTCTCAAGCAAACAATCGTCATTGAACCCAATGACACTACTTGGATGGAAGTCCTAGATCGTATCTTAGACGAGATGCAGAAACACTACGGCTACAACATCAAGGAACAGGTGTACTACTCAGTTGAGTTTCCTCTGAACGAAGTAGACCACTATACAGGTAAGCCTCTTGCTGGTTACGGACGTAGCTTGAATGATAGTATTCTTCAGCAGCTCTTGTTGGCCTTCCCTGAGGTCTATGAGACATTCCCCTACCACGATAAACCTAAGAACGTGTTTGCATAATTACACTGAGTATTGACAAACTAAGTGGAATATGTTAAAGTTCTTCTTTTAAGGAGACTTTAATGTTTGATAGAAACGAATGGAACGCTAAGCCTGAAAACGTAGCTAAACGTAAGAAGTATCGACAGGAGCGTGTTGAACAACATCTCTCTTATTCAAGGAAGTATGCGTTTAACAACCCCGAAAAGATGCTCCACAAAACAGCTAAGCATAGGGCTTTAAAACGAGGCGTGGAATTTAACATTGATGTTTCTGACATTGTAATTCCTGAAGTATGTCCTGTTTTAGGTATTCCTCTTGTTATCGCTGACGGTACAAAAAAGCCGGGAGGTAGAATGGATTCTCCGTCACTTGATCGCATTGATAACGAAAAGGGCTACGTAAAGGGAAATGTTCAGGTTATTAGTCACATGGCTAATTCGATGAAGTTTACAGCCAACAAAGAACAACTTTTAGCTTTTGCTAATTGGATTTTAAAGGAGTATGAAACTTGAGAATTTTAGTAATTCCAGATACCCAAGCTAAACCAGATGCTCCTCAAGAGCACCTTACATGGGCAGGGAAAGCAGTTTGTGAGTACCGTCCAGACATTGTAGTTCACTTAGGTGATCACTGGGACTTCCCTAGTCTCTCAAGCCACGACAAAGCAGGCAGCAAGTACTTTGAAGGTAAACGCTACCTAGCTGACGTAGCCGCAGGGAACACAGGGATGTTGACTCTGTTGAACCCTCTGCACAACCTTCAGAAGGCTCAGAAAGAGGCTAAACAGAAGGTCTATAAGCCTCGTATGGTGTTCTTGAAGGGCAACCATGAGCATCGCCTCACAAGGGCTGTGAACAACAATCCTATGCTTGAAGGACTACTGACCTATGATGACCTCAACTTGTAAGTTTGGTTAGTACTTGAGTTCTTACATCCTGTTTTTATCTATGGCGTGGGTTTTAATCACTATTGGCCTGTTGGG